ATCCGCGACGTGGATGCGCCAGCAGGCTCTTTGCGAGATGCAATACAACCATTACCTTTCAAAGAACCAAGTGGCACATTACTATCGTTATTAGGATTATTAGTTTCATCAGGACAGCGATTTGCATCGATAGCTGAGATAGCGGTTGGTGAAGGCAATACACAAGCGCCTGTAGGGACTACTTTGGCTTTAATGGAGAAGTCTACAAAGGTTTTAAGCGCGATTCACAAACGATTACACAACGCGCAGAGAAAAGAATTTGGATTGCTGTCAGATATATTTGCACAAAGTTTACCACCCGAATACCCCTACATGGTTTCAGGCGGTATGAATATGGTTAAGCAAAGTGATTTCGATGGGCGAATAGACATATATCCTGTTAGCAATCCAGATATATTTTCGACGAGCCAACGAATAGTTATGGCTCAAGAAATGATGCAGCTGGTCCAGTCTAATCCCCAAATACATGGTCCAGGTGGTGTCTACGAAGCCTATAGAAGAATGTATGCGTCTTTAGGTGTAGACAACATTGACCAGTTGCTTCTTCCACCGCCTCCTGACAAACCTCCTGCTATGGAGGCGGGTATGGAAAACTCCAATCTTATTATGGGTGGAGTGGCGCAAGCGTTTCCTGAACAGAACCACGATGCGCATATAGCTGCACACGTAAGCCTTTTAAATTTACAACCTGTTCAAACAAACGCGCAGGTACAGGCTAATATCATTTCACATATCATGCAACATTTGCAGATGAAAGCAGACATTATTGCTCAACAACAAATGCCACCTGAAACTATGCAACAGTTCCAACAACTACAACAGCAAGCGCAACAAGTTTCGCCTATCGAGGGACAGCAGTTACAGGCACAAGCTAATAGTATATTGGCGCAGTTTAGTTCACCAATCATGTCTGAATTGGTTATACAGTTCTCGCAACAGATAGGAACGCCACAAGAAGAAGATCCATTAGTCACTATTAGAAAGCAAGAACTTGCACTAAAAGGACAGCAATTGAATCAAGAACAGCAACAGTTTATGCAACGTGAAGAACAACGTGCGTTAGACCAAGCTAGACAGGATCAAATCGATCGTGAGCGTATTTCAGCTCAACGCGATATAGCAGAAATGAAAGACGATACGACAAGAGATAGACTTGATCAACAAAAGGAACTAAAATTAATTGATCTTGGTTTAAGGGAACTTTAATTATGATAAAAAGAACTGAAGTAAATCAACAGAAAACTCCAACTGTACTGGACGGCAAACAGTCATATTCCAACAAAGGCACGTTGCAAACGAAGAAGGCAGAGTCCTTCGACGCTAATACCGCACCAAAACCAGGTATGGGAAAAGGCAAAGCCAGAGGTATGGGTGAGGCAGAGTTTGGCGGTAAGTTTTCTGGTATTTACTAATGGATTTAATTTGGTTAGCTGAAGCCTTACAAAAGATTCTTAAAGAAAAAAAAGAATCTTTGGAGGATTTAATTATGAACGGTGCCAAAGATTTCCAAGAGTATAATTATCTACGTGGTCGTTACAATGCCCTCGAAGACGTAGAGCAAGAATTAAGGGTGTTGCTGGAAAGGAGTGTGCAAAACGATGAAAGAGGTACTGGTACCTGATCATATCGCGAGAGAGGTTGAAGCTGAAAAGCAAAACCCAGAAGAAGAAAAATCAGAATTAGATCAAGCTTATGTCAAATCAGATGACAGAGTTCTCGATCCAACTTTATTAGAAAAATCTTACCTAGAACGTATGCCTCAACCAACAGGTTGGAGGATATTAATTTTGCCATACAAAGGCAAAGCTGTATCTAAAGGTGGTATTGTTCTAGCAAAAGAAACTGTAGAAAGAGAATCACTAGCTACTGTGGTAGCCTACGTAGTGAAGATGGGTCCTCTTTGTTATGCCGATCAGAACAAATTTGGCGATACCCCTTGGTGCCAAGAAAAACAATGGGTATTAATTGGTAGATATGCAGGAGCTAGGTTTAAACTTGGCGACGATGCAGAGTGCCGTATTATTAACGATGACGAAGTCATTGCAACTATAGAAGACCCTGACGATATAGTCAGTGTCTAACATGAGAGGGAATCATGCAAGAAAACAACGCGATACAGACTGAGGAGCAAGAGCCAACCGAGGTCGTAGAACTTGAAGAAGAGGTAAGTTCCGAAGAACTAGAGTCTGCACCTATTGAAGATGTTTCCGCAGAGGAAACTAAAGTCGATCAGGACCAAGACGAATTAGAAGATTATTCTAAAAATGTTCAGAAACGTATTTCTACTCTAACAAAAAAAATGCGCGAACAAGAACGCGCGGCTCAATCGGCATACGAATACGCAAAAAACTTACAGGCTGAAAATGAAGCTTTGAAACAAAATTCGTCTCAGTATGTTGAAAACTATCAAAGTGAAGCTGAAGGTAGATTAAAAGCACAAAGAGCGCAAGCTAACGCTGTTTTAAAATCTGCTTATCAAGATCAAGACTGGGACAAAGTTACAAAAGCGCAAGACATACTTGACAAAATAACCGTTGAAGAAAGTAAGTTAGCTAATAATAAAATGACTATTGAACCACAGTCAAACTACCAAGAAATGCCGCAACAGGTGCCTTACCAACAGCCAGCGGCGACACCACAACCTGACCCAGCTGCTGAAGATTGGGCTAGCAAAAACGAGTGGTTTGGTGAAGATGAGGCTATGACTTTAGTGGCTTTTAACATACATAGAAGACTGGTGGAAGAAGAAGGGTTTGATACAAACGACTCTTCGTACTATACTGAAATCGATAAACGTATGAGAGCTGAGTTTCCACATAAATTTAGTGAAGGTGGAGAGGCAGAGTCAAAAGGCAAAATACAGCAAACTGTAGCGCCTGCTGGTAGAAGCGAAAGCTCTGGACGCAAACGACAAGTAAGGCTAACAAAAGCCGAAGTGGAAATGGCACGTCGTTTGAATGTACCGTTACAAGAATATGCTAAACATGTAAAAAGGTAGACAAATGACAAAAGAAACAGAATTAAACGAATCAATTGATGCCCAGGCATCTACTGATAACAGAACATCACGTTCTGCTGAAACTCGAGCAAAAGATACTGCTCGCAAACCTTGGCGTCGCCCCCAGATGCTAGATACTCCAGAGCCACCTGAAGGATATGAATACAGGTGGATAAGAGCTGAAATCGTTGGACAGGAAGACAGAAAAAATATAACTGCTAGGCTAAGAGAAGGTTTTGACCTTGTTAGAGCTGAAGAGTTAAATGGTTTCGAGATTCCCACGCTTGACGATGGAAAGCACTCAGGAGTTGTCTCAGTGGGTGGTTTGCTCTTGGCTAAGATCCCTACAGAAACGCGAGATGAAAGAAACGCCTACTTTGCAGGTCGCGCACAATTGCAACAAGATGCAGTTGACAATGATTTGATGAGGGAATCTGATCCTAGCTCTCCGATTTTAAAACCAGAGAGAAAAACAAGCGTAACTTTTGGTGGTGGTAATCGTGATTGATTATCACTTTAATTAATTAACTGACTGAATAAGGAAAACTTATTATGGCAAATAAAGATGCACCTTTCGGGTTTCGTTCAGTAGGGAAAAAAGGTGGCGGCGTCGCAAACGGCGGTGTTACTGAGTATTCTATTGCTTCTGGCGCAACTGGAAATATCTTTTCGGGCGACCCAGTCAAGATGTTGAACACTGGTACTATATTAGTAGCTGGTGCTGCAACAACTTTATTGGGAATATTCAGAGGTTGTAAGTTCACGAATAGTTCTGGAGAAGTAATTTTCTCGTCGCACTATCCAACACAAACTACATCTTCGGATATTGTTGCATTTGTTGAAGATGATCCTGATACACTTTTTGAAGTGCAATGCACAGGATCGTTAGCTCAGACAGCTGTAGGTAATAACGTAGAGTTAGCTTACACATCTGGGTCTACAAAAACTGGTATGTCTGCGGCAGAAATTTCTTCTACCACAGCAGCTACTACTGCTCAGTTTAGAATCGTAGGATTCTCTACTGATCCATCTAATAGCACTACTGGTTCTGCTAACGTAAATGCAATCGTATATATTAATGAGCATTTCTATACCACAGTAACGGGAGTTTAATAATGGCAATAAATAGAGCGCAATTAGCGAAAGAACTAGAGCCTGGATTGAACGCCCTTTTTGGGTTGGAATACTCCAGGTATGAAGCTGAACACGCTGAAATATTTGATACTGAAACTTCTGACAGAGCGTTTGAAGAAGAAGTTCTTATTTCAGGTTTCGGTAATGCTGAAGTAAAAGCTGAAGGCACAGGCGTTAGATTTGATAACGCTACTGAAGGTTATACTTCGCGTTACACTCACGAAACTGTTGCTTTGGCCTTCGCATTAACAGAAGAAGCTGTTGAAGATAATCTTTACGACCGCTTGGGAGCTAGATACACCAAAGCGTTGGCAAGATCAATGGCAAATACCAAACAAATTAAGGCTGCTGCCGTATTGAACAATGCGTTCTCTACAGCAGGAGGCGATGGTAAATCTCTAATAGCAACGGATCACCCCATGAGTGGTGGTGGTACTCTTGCTAACAGAGCTACAACTATGGCTGACCTTAATGAAACTTCGTTAGAAGATGCTTTGATTTCAATATCAACATTTACTGATGATAGAGGTTTGACTATTGCTTTGAGAGGAATGAAACTAATCGTTCCACCTCAACTTCAATTCGTTGCTGACAGGTTGTTAAACACTCCTGGTAGAGTGTCAACTTCTGACAACGACATCAATGCAATCAGAAACATGGGTATGCTTCCTGATGGTTATGTAGTAAATCATTACTTAACTGATACGGATGCTTTCTTCATCAAAACTGATTGTCCTGATGGGTTCAAGCACTTTGAAAGATCTCCACTTTCTACAGCGTTAGAAGGTGATTTCGATACTGGAAACATGAGATACAAAGCTAGAGAGAGATATTCTTTTGGATTCTCTAACTTTAGAGCTGTATTCGGTTCACAGGGAGCTTAACGGCGTATAGTAGTCATCGTCACCCGACTACTAGGAAAGGGGATGCTTCGGCATCCCTTTTTTTCTTTATTTATAGAAAAAATGGATATATCATAGAAAAGTGTTTAATTAGCTTAATGAGGGCTGCGTGCAGTTTCCATTAATACAAATATAAGGAGTTCATAATGGCTAATCCACATTTTCAAAACTTAATATTATGGGCAGGTAATACTGTTGCGACTGAGCATAAGAAGAACCAACCCATGTTCGCACCATATCCATCAGACCAAACATTTTATATGTATCACAATGATTTCTTTACATATAATTCTGGTGATTGGACTATAACAACTACTGAGGCTGGAACTGGTAGTGCATCTGAAGCTGTTACATCTTCAGCAGGTGGAGCTTTATTGCTTACCAACGCTGCAGGTGATAACGATTTAGACTTTTTACAACTGAAAGGTGAAGGGTTTAAATTAAGCACAAGTAAGAAAGCATACTTTTCTGCTAGATTCAAAGTTAATGATGTAGACCAATCTGATTTTGTTATGGGTCTTGGTATAACAGACACAACACCTCTTGATACCACTGATGGTGTTTTCTTCATTTCTGCAGACGGTGACGCAGGATTAGATTTCTTAGTTGAGAAAGACAATACTGCAACTACTACAGAAGATGTAGCAACAATGGCAGATGATACTTTCATTACGACTACTTGGTTTATTGATCCAGATGCTTCAAAAGTATTTTATTCAGTAGATAATGCTGCACCAGTAGGAGTGGTTAACACTAATTTACCTGATGATGAAGAACTAACAGTTTCATTTGGTATACAAAATGGTGAAGCTTCAGCACAAACTATGACAATTGACTACGTAGTAGCAGCAGTTGAAAGATAAGGGAGGCTAATAATGGCTGATACAGTAACTTCCCAAACTATACAGGATGGTGAAAGAGTTGCTATTTTAAAATTCACTAATGAATCTGATGGCACAGGTGAATCATCCGTAAAAAAAGTAGATGTATCTGCTTTGTCTGCTAACAATGCAGGTTCAGCTTGCACAAGTGTATCTATAGCTAGAATTTATTGGGCAACCAGAGGTATGGGTGTTGATATAGAATTTGACGCATCAACAAATGTTTTGGCAATACCTTTACCTGCTGACAGTACAGGCGATGAATACTATGATGATAGATTTAGCGGTATACCGAATAACGCTGGATCAGGAGTAACTGGTGATATTGACTTTACTACTGTAGGTCATTCTAGTGGGGATGCCTATTCTATAATTCTTATACTTAATAAAAATTATTAATGGCTGAATACAGGGGCAAGAAGGTAACTCTGAACAAACCAAGGAGAATCTCTAAGGGTTCTCCTGGGTTCGGTAAGAAAACTAGAGAAGTTTTTGT